GTTATTTAACGAAGCTGATACTGACTTCGCAGGTGGTGGTACACATGCAGGAGCAGACCCGTTTGCTTCAGGTTCGGCTAATACAGCAATCCAAACTGGTTACACAACTGGTGCGGGTGTTGCAACAGCAACAGCTGAGATCGACGCTACGATTCCAGAAATGTCGTTCACGATTGAGAAAGCTACAGTTACAGCTAAAAGCAGAGCGCTAAAAGCAGAGTACACTATAGAACTCGCACAAGACCTTAAAGCGATTCATGGCCTTGACGCAGAAACAGAATTAGCAAACATTCTATCTGGTGAAATCCTTGCGGAAATCAACAGAGAAGTTGTTAGAACTGTTAATGATCAAGCTAAGATCGAAGGTGTTGCTTCAGAAGCTAACCTAACAGGAACTTCTGTAAACGGACAATTCAACCTAGATGTAGATTCATCTGGTCGTTGGTCTGTTGAAAAATTCAAAGGTCTTATGTACCACATTGAAAGAAATGCTAATGTTATAGCACGACAAACACGAAGAGGTAAAGGAAACTTTATCCTATGTTCTAGTGATGTAGCGTCTGCACTTGCAATGGCTGGTGTATTAGACTACGCTCCAGCGTTATCAACAAAATTAAATGTTGATGATACTGGAAACACTTTTGCTGGTGTCCTTAACGGAAGCCTGAAAGTGTATATCGATCCATATTACGCAAGTGTGACTCAACGTCCTACTGGCGTTACTGGTGGTGAAGGATATTGTACAGTCGGTTATAGAGGATCTAATCCTTTTGACGCTGGTGTATTCTATTGTCCTTATGTACCATTACAAATGGTTCGTGCAGTTGGCGAAGATACTTTCCAACCAAAAATCGGATTCAAAACTAGATACGGTATGGTTTCAAACCCATTCGTAGGTTCTACTCCGGCATCTGGATTGGCAGCTACTTCTACCAACTCTTACTACAGATCATTCGAAGTGTTAAATCTTCTATAAGTCGTAGTAATTCTAAATCATAATCGATTTCAAAGAGCCCTTCGGGGCTCTTTTTTTTGTTATAAATATACTATAGAGAAGTCACGAGGACAACTCACACACATACACACAGGAGGATATCATGTCCGATTCAAAATCAGGGTTCGAAATTAGAGCCGATTTACTGTCACAAGCACAAGGTTTACTTGAAATGAATGCACAACGCAAAGTTGATGCACATTATTTTAATGTAGATAACAAACTTGAAGCTGGTGGATTGCCAGTAATAGAAATTACTGCAGATGAAGTCATTGAAACTGCAAGACAGTTAAATGAATTTGTAAATCAAAAATAAGTAAATTTCAGGGAGAGTTCATTCTCTCCCTGTTATAAATACTAGTATGGACGATAAAGATTTTCAATCATTTTGTACTAGAATGTGGTTAGATAACGAAGATGAAAACCTTAGCCCGCATGCGGCGAATAATAGAATGACCAGAGAAGAATACATAGAAAGATGGTATGACTGGTTATTAGAAAAATGGCAAAATAAATAACTATAAAAATATGGAACAAAAATACATAGAATCCGATCATAAAAACCACAAATATACAGGTTGGTTTTATGATCATATAACAAAAACATTTTATAGATGGAATGATTTTATAAAGGTAGTAAAAGAACATGGCAACAGCTAATTGGCAGGCGGATCAACCGACAAATTTAAATTATCTATCACCGATTAATTTTGATTTTCAAATCAATAAACTTCCGAAAGTTAAATACTTCTGTACAGGAGTAACACTTCCGGGAATTAACTTTAGTGAAGCTGTACACAACACAACACTAGCAATACAATCATATTTACCGGGTGATAATATCGTGTTTGATCCATTAACAGTAACATTCATTGTAGATGAAGATATGACAAACTATCAAGAAATCTATAATTGGATTATACAATTAGGACCGGGTTACGATACAGATGATTTTAAATCACTAGTAAATGCGAAACAAACATCTACAGGTAAATTTAGTAACGCTAGTTTTGAAGATATGTATTCAGACGCGACAATACTAGTTAACACTTCTTCCAACAATGCGAATGTAGAATTCATGTTTGAAGATTGTTTCCCAACTTCACTAGGTAATATCGAGTTCTCCACTCAAGGTGAACAAGAGTACGCGACCTGTGATGTAACGCTTAGGTATACACTTTTTAAAATAAAAACAAGTACTTAACCTTGACAAATCAGCGAAAGCTGTTATAATTATAGTATGACTTTAAAAGAAATTCAAGAAATGTGGAAGATAGATTCTGTAATTGATGATATCGAATTAGACGCATCCTCACTCCAAGTACCCAAGTTACACGCCAAATATGCTGAACTGTTATCTAACAAGAAACTAGAAGTTATTCGTTATGAAAGACGAATGAAAGAACTAGATAAAGATAAATGGTTATGGTATGGTGGTAAAATGTCTAGAAGCGACATTGAAGACAAAGAATGGGATTATGATCCTTTCAATGGACTAACAGTTTTAAAATCTGATTACCCTAAATTTACAGGTGCTGACAAAGATATACAAGACTTAAACGATAGACTTCAATATCTACGCGTCACAGTAGAATTCCTACAAGACGTAGTTTCTCAAGTCACTTGGAGACATCAAACAATAAAGAACATTATAGAATGGCGAAAATTCATGGCCGGCTCGTAGTCGCTAAGAAAGACGAAGTTTACCTTTCAATTTCCACAGAAGACTCAATTAGAAAAGAACTTTCAGAGTTCTTTAAATTTAAAGTGCCTGGTGCTGAATTCATTCCAGCTGTTAGGAGAAGATTTTGGGACGGATACATTCGTTTATTCAATCTAAATACCAATCAAATCTATCTAGGTTTATACGATTATCTCAAAGAGTTTTGTGATGAACGAGGATATAGTATTGAAGGATATGAAAAAGATACTGATATTTTCACTATTGAACGATATGAAGAAATAGTCAAAGATATTCCTTTAGAACTTAGAGATTATCAAAAAGAAGCTATAGCATACGCCGCTCACAATCAAAAATGTATATTAGTATCTCCGACTGCCTCAGGTAAGTCATTGATGATATACAGTCTTATACGATACAATTTCTTAAAGAAGAATAAGAAAGCTTTAGTAATCGTACCAACAACTTCACTAGTAGAACAAATGACGAAAGATTTTCATGATTACGGATTCAAAGGTGATATAGCTAAAATCTATGGTGGTGACAAAGGCGCTGATGCACCGATAGTTGTTACAACATGGCAATCAATGATGAGGATGCCCAAAGGATTCGGAAATCAATTTGGTATGGTCATCGGAGATGAAGCACATTTATTTCAAGCCAAATCATTAAGTAAGATAATGGAATCATTAACAGAAGTTAAATACAAGATCGGAACAACAGGTACATTACAAGACACACAGACACATAAATTACAGTTAGAAGGTATGTTCGGACCTGCTTATTTTGTTACAACATCAGCTGATCTTATGGCTGAGGGTACATTAGCTCAGTTAGATATACAAGCTTTAGTATTATCTTATTGTGAAGAAGAAAGAAAATTAGTAAGTAAAATGACATATCAAGAAGAAATGGATTGGATTGTTAGAAACGAGAAACGAAACGGATTTATAAAGAATCTTGTTAATGGATTGAAAGGTAATACATTGGTATTGTTTCAGTTTGTTGAAAAACATGGTAGACCGTTATACGCGTCTTTTTCTGAATTACTAGCTAATGATACTACTGATCGAAAAATATTTTTCGTTTTTGGTGGTACTGATACTCTAGATAGAGAGAAAGTAAGAGAAATCGTAGAGAAAGAAGACAACGCTATTATCATAGCTTCTTTTGGTACATTCTCAACTGGAATTAATATAAAAAGACTACACAATATCGTGTTCGCGTCTCCTAGTAAGAGTCGAATAAGAAATTTACAGTCAATTGGTCGTGGTTTAAGGAAAACAGATGATAAAGATAGTGTGACTCTTTATGATATAGCTGATGATCTCTCATGGAAGAAAAACTTGAATTATACATTAAACCACTTTTCAGAAAGAATAAATATATATAGTAAAGAGAATTTTAATTACGAAATACATTCAGTAAGGATACCCGCCAATGTTCACAGAAAATAGTACACAATATCAATTCATAAGATTTAAAGATGGAAAAGAAGTGTTTGCGATGGTGAGAGAAGTAGATGATGTAGTTGAATTACATTTTCCTATGAATGTACAGCTACAACCAGCTCAAACAGGTGGAGTACTTGTACACTT